CTCGAACCCGCACTTTTTCTTGATATTCTTTTTGACCCTTCTTCCGTTTCTCCTCAAAAGTAAATGCTGTTGCCCTGACTTTTTTGAAAAATAGGTTGAATTTATCCTAACTTTATGATATAATAAATACAAAGGGGGTGTTCGTATGAACATTGATACAAACACAATTTTTTCTATGACTGAAGCAAACCAGAATTTTTCTATGGTTGCCAGAACAGTTGACCAATATGGAACAGCAATCATCTTTAAGAACAATAAACCACGTTATGAAATACGGGTATTTGATGATGCTGAAACAGATGAAACTGCATCTGATGAAGATGTTCTTGACATTTCCAAAAAGTTATTAAAACGAAATGCTGCTGTATATAAGGAGCTTGCGAAATGATTCGTCTGACAAAACAACAAGTTATACTGCTTCATCGAGATGTCATTGCTCAGTCAGGAGGTTCACCTGAAATACGTGATGAAGGTTTGCTGGAATCGGCATTGAATGCTCCGTTTCAAACATTTGCAGGAATAGAATTGTATCCTACAATAATTGATAAGGCAGCACAGTTAGGATACAGTTTGATTAAAAATCACGCATTTGTTGATGGAAACAAGAGAATCGGAACTCATGTAATGCTTGTTTTTCTAATGTTAAACGGAATTGATGTTGATTATGAAGATGACGAATTAACACAGTTGATTCTTGGTGTAGCTGCCGGAGAAATATTTTCTGAACAGTTATTAGCTTGGTTACAAGCACACATTTGTTAATTCAAAACGCATCAAAATCCGCCTGTCCAGCAACCTCATTCCACCCTGAATACTCATCATTTTCACGTTCCGTGAACATATCATTGATAAGTCCAATCGTCAGCAAATCCAGCTCGGTCATAGAAAGACCGAGCTGTTTGCATCTCAGGAGAAAAAGCGGAGTTGTCATCGGGCGGTCAGTCTGGCGATGTTTTTTTAGACTCTACTTGCGTTGCGGTGTTCAGTCCCCAGAGTTCAATCAGTTGCGGAAGAATTTCATAAATGCTGAACGTGTTAAACTGTTCCAGGAAATCATCGGGGTTGTCAGGAACATTGGAGTCAGCGTGCTTTGCCATGATATATGCGATATTTTCAAAGACTTCAAGACTTTCAATGCCGATTTCGCTTTTGTTTTCATCGCCCTCAGTGACTTCAGTTTTCAGTGCAGCAAAGTCCTTATAAATATCTCTGCGGAATTTCAGACGATACAAACGTGGCACAGCAGCACTTGCCTTAAAAGATACTTCAATCCCGTCAATTATAATATTTTTTTGAATAGCCATAGCAATACCTCCTTATGATGACTTTGCAGAAGATTTAACTGTCGTATCAGGGTTATACGGCATCTTGAACCAGTTGTTGTAAACCGCTTCTGTGGTGCTTTCCGTTGTCTTGGACTTTACAAGACCTGTCGGCAAAGGGGTAGCCTTCAGCGACAGCTTTTCCGTTTTGACTTCCGTGCTTTCTTCTGTTGTTGCAGATTCTGTTGCAGGTCGAGAAGCAGAACAGCAATACATCACATGACGGATATGGTGCTTGTCTCCTAAGAACTCAAACATCAGTGCAAACTGTGCAAGTTCTGTATCATTCTTTTCCACCAGAACGCCGTTGTTATCAAGGATTTCTCCTAAGATTTCAGTTGCAAATTCGGTTGTGATAAGGGCGATTTCAAGGTCACCTGTATATCCTGCATTATTGTTGATGACGTAGTAAACGCCGTTATCTGCGAAAAAATTTTCACTCTCGCCGTTTGCATCAATAGAAAGCGATACAGCACCGGGGAGATGTTTTGACGGACCATATGCAGGAACAGTCTTGTTGCCGTCAGGATCTTCACCCCACTCATTGATTTTTGCCCAGTAGACATTCTGCAAACCGAATTTAACTTTGTTTTTCTTGTTCGCCATTGGTTATACCTCCGTTTCGTAAAGCACTTCATAGAGCCTTTCTGACTCTATCCAGACTTCTGATTTTGTGTAGTAGATCTCATGACGTTTCAGAACCTCTTCAATCTGATTTTCCAATTCAGGATTCTTAACGTCTGTGTAAAGTTCAATATCCAGCATTTTAAAGCTGAAATACATGGAATTATCCGCAGAAAATGTATTTTCTCCAGGTGAAAGAAAAATAAGAAAAGGTGGTGCAGGACTCTCACCCTCGGCAAAATGATGATATGCGAAAGGCAGTCCCATCTCTTCCATCATTTCAGCGATCTGTTCGTAGGTCATGATAAAGCCCCCTCGATTAAATGCTCCAGCAACTGTACGCCGTTCTCTTCCGCAGGAGCAATATGCGGTTTGCCGGATACCCGACCACCGCCACGCTTGGCGTGCCCCTTTTCCAAAAGGTGTGCCAGCTGATACCTGTTTTTAGAATGAACGGTCATTTCAAGAGAATGGCTGTTTTCCTTTGTCTTTTTGGCAGTCCAGCTCTTAGCATATGCCCCTGTTTTCTTTGGAGCATTGGCGGATATTTCATCTTTTACAGACTTTGCAGTCTTTCTGACCGCCTTTTTCATTGACGTATCTGCAAGGTCAGCGTAATCTGTCAGACCTTTCATAATCTCATCAGCCATTGCATCAACTGTAGTCATCGGAAGCACCTGCCTTTCGTATCTCACCCTCGATTTTCATGTAGTTGTTGTGGTCGTATAAGGAGGTAATTCTGGTGACATTGTAAATGTTATTCCTGAAAAGAATACGGAAATTGGTGCTGTTGATGTTCAGCGAGGCAGGACTTTGACGAACCAGAAATTCAAGTTTCTGTACCTCTTTAGTAACTCCTGCATTAGTGGTTTCACTTGCTGTTTTCACAGTTACCTTTGCCCACAGGGAGAATATTTCCTCCCATTTGGTGATGTGGTTTCCAATCTCATCAATAACAGTCCTGTGCTCCAGAATGACAATTCTCTGATTCAGAGTTCCGATTTCCATTACATCACGCCCTCTCGCTGTGCAAACAGAATTGAACGAAGATTCAGTGTAAGTTTATGATAATCAGGATTACTCCTGTTTTCATAAAGATACCCAAGTGCGAAAAGCATCGCAGTCTGCACAGTATCTTCGTTTTTTGCAAAATTGTCCTCGTTCATTCTGCCAACGTCCATTACCAGATTTTTCGCTGTAGAAAGCAGATTCTGAATCAGACTATCGTCCTCTTCATAATCTACCCTCAGATAGTTTTTCGCCTCTTTCAGCGTAATCATAGCATCACGCTTTCTTGATAGTAAGTGTCTTAACAGCTTCCGGGAGAATCAGTTTTCCGTCTACACGCTGAGATGCAAGAAAACCAACTTGTCCGTTCATGGCAAAGAGTTCATTCAAACGCTTCAAACTTCTGCCCTGTCTGTCAGCAATCCAGTAATATGAGAGGTCACCAAATGCGATAGATTTTGCACCAGCCGCAGAAACAGGAGCATATACAGAAGTCACATATGGACGATTGAGAATTGTATCAGGAAGTCCACTGCTTACAGCAGGCTGCCAGATATAGTTGCCTGTATTGTCCTTAATTTTTCTGAGTGCCTTTACTGTCTGTTCGTTGAGAATCCATACAGCTTTCTTTCTGTAAGGCGACTTGACAGAATAGAAAAGTTCGATCATATCGTCAAATGAAATATTTGCTGTTGATGTGGTTGCTCCATTTTCAGCACCTCCTGCATTTGCGAAAATGCCTGTCGGCTTGCCCTTGCCGTCACCGATAAGGAAAGCTTCTTCTTCCTTAGAACCGATTCTTCTTGCAAATTCTTTTGCAATGTATGACGGCAAATCAAATGCAGAATCGTTAAGGAGTTCTTCGGAGATCTTGATAGCTGTACCAACCTTGTATGCAGAAAGTGCGATCTGACCGAAAGAATCATCAGAAAGGGAATACGCTTCCTCTTCCTCCATCCACGATGCTTCGCCCTTTTGCGTGATAACAGGAATCTTTCTGTCACCGCTTGATGTCTGAATCTTGGTTGCAAGAGGTCTGAACACGTTCTCTTCTTCAAGTGCGGAAATCAGCTTCTTTTCGTACTCATCAGGCACAAGATAACCGCCCTCTGTGTCTGTACCGACCTGCAAGTCGTTGTGTACATCGATCCAGTTGCGGTTTCTGACGCTGTTCCAGAATGCTGTTTTATAATTGTCGCTTGCTGTACCTGTCTTTTCAGAAACAGTCGGTGCAGCGGGCTTGCCGAGAACAGGTGTTGAGGTTGCCTTGTTCATTTCAGCTTCAATTTCAGCCTGTCTTTCCAGACGCTGAATTTCTTTTCCAAGATCGATAATGGTCTGTTCCATTGCATCGTAGGTCTTGGAATCCTCCTCGCTGAGAACGCCGTTTGCATTTCTCTTGCTGTCGAGAAAGTCACGGGCAGTGTCCCAAGCCTTCTTTCTCTTTTCTCTGAGTTCTTTAATCGTCATAGCCATAGTTAAAATCCTCCTTAGTATTTCAGTAATGCCAGTCTTTTTTCAAGCTGGTCAATGGGTGTGCCAGTAACGGATTCTGCTGATGCAGATACTTTGGATAAGAATGCAGATAGATTCCTTGACTTTGAATAGGTCATTGCAGTCAGTGTATCTTCTTTTTCCTCTTCATCCGGTTCTTCCTCTTCAGGAACAACAGGCATTTTCTTCTCTGCAAAGAGAATCCCGTCCACAAAACCCATCTCATGAGCCTTTTTCGCATTGAGCCATGTTTCATCGGACATCAGCTTTGCAATCTTGTTTCTGCTAAGGTGAGATTTGGTTTCATAGGCGTTGATAATGCTCTCTTTGACTTCATCCAGCAAGATGATAGCCTTTTCCATATCTGCCTTGTTTCCCATAGCACAAGTGCTGGGGTCGTGGATCATCATCATGGCCGTCGGTGCAATCAGCGTTTCATCGCCAGCCATTGCCACAACAGAAGCAGCAGAGGCAGCAATGCCATCAATTTTCACGGTAACCTTGCCTTTGTGATTTTTCAGCATAGAATAAATCTGACTCGCTGCAAAAACGTCGCCGCCTGGCGAATTCAGCCAGACTGTCAGATTTCCACTTACTTTTGAAAGTTCATCACGGAACAGGGCAGGTGTGACCTCGTAGAGTAGGAAAGTATCGCCTTGCTATGTTTCCATAGTAGGTTTATACAGACCCCTCACCGAACCGTGCTTAC